CTTGCTGTGCCATTTGCTGTTGTGCTTGTGCTCTTTGTTGACGGATCTTCGCTACTTGCTCACCTGCAACTACGAGCTTAGGATCTACACCCAACATGTCGGCATATCCATCTGCCCATGCATCAGAGTCGAACTTGTCAAGAACATCTGGTTTCATCTGTGCAATCATGCCCATATTATTTACATACCTATCAACACTATTTGTTCCAATAGCACGTTGCGCTTGTGCCAACATAGATACAAATTCAACGCTTAGTTCCATTCCTTGCATCTCTTCTGGTGCAGGTGGTACTAAATCAGCCTCAATCATTCTATTAAACGTATTATCTATCAATGGATCTAGCAATTCATTATGTAATCGCTCTAAGACTGGTCCCAACATTAACAACTTCTCTTCATGACGCTCTGCTACTTCCGTTGCGGTCATACGTGTGTCAGTAGCATTAGCCAACATCAAGAATAAATCAGCATAAAACGAACCATTGATGCGTCCTCTCACGTCCTGTATATCCATTAACAGGTGCTGAAGATTTAGATTCACATTGAATGCAGTCTCAATCTTGCCTTGCTGACCATCAACAAACGTCACCCCACCAGGAAGACTATCAACATCCCTGTTCTTCATATAAGCAGGCACTTGCAATGGTGGTTTCGTCTGATAGTCAATACCTTGCGCCTTGCGTAGTTGCTCATGCTGCAATTGTTTGATGTCACCTAACGCTTCCATTCCTGGCGAATTGCCATAAACATCGCCACCAGAGATGCCCCACCTAGGGACAACAGCAGGAAAAGTTTTAAATCCACCTTCTCTTAGTAACTGTTCACCATCTCCACCCAATTCAAAGTAACAAGACTTATATGCCATGTTCATATTGTCCTTCTTCTTAAAATCACGCTCCCTATCTTCACGAGGTTCTATTGCATGAATGATTGTGATCCATGTATCAAGACTACCTCTGTCGAACAGATTCTTAACGGACGTTGAACACTTCTTATACCCGAATTCACTTACCACCTCGCCTACTGTTTTCTGAAACTCTCTATACAGAGTATTGATTCTGCCTTGATAATCTTGTGCTACTGCATATTCACCAACAGTTACAGGGTAATGGTGGATAGCTGTCTTTGGATCGGGAAGAATGATAGAGCCTGCTGTACCAAATGCTCCTAGCTCTTCATATATTCCATGCAATGTTCTATATGTATTAGATTTTTGGAACACTAATTGCATCCGCTCCGTTACATCATTCAGCCACAATTTGACAGGAGCGTATCTATTTAGTTCTGGATCAGCAGTACCTAATCTAAACCAAGGTCTTGCAGGAGATGTAGCACCAGCCATCATGCCAGCACCCAGTGTCCTTAATGCTCTGGTTCCAGTGTTGTCATATATCGAGTTATGCCTTCTAGTTCCTTTATTTCTATCCTGCTCGAAATAACGTCCATTCCTTGGTAGCAAGTAAGTTGTCACTTCTTGCCAATGTGACCACCAAGTTGCCCTTTCTGTTCGTAGGTGGCCCCATCTAGTTAGAAGGTCTGCACGTTTTGTTTTCATTGGTTAACCGCCTAATAAGGTGTTGCCGCCTAAATCATCTTGCCCAATTTTTACACCCTCAACTCCAGTTAGCATTGTTCCAGCAGGGCCAGTTAATGCTGATTGTTCTTCCTTCGACTGGATTGCCGAAACATCTGCTCTCTTTCTATTTGCTCTGTTCTGTTCTACATCCGCACGGTCAGCAGCTTCCTTAGCTCTCGTCTTTGCGTCCTGATTAGCCTGTCGCTGCATTTCTAGCTGCTTCTTCTGTTGCTTCCTCTGTTGCTCGCCAGAATATATTTGATAGCCTGTGGCAACTGTTCCGACAACAATAGCTGTGATTGCCATGATCAGATCTCCTTGGAATAGATAACATCTTGGACTCCGTAATTCAATCTTGGTAAGATCTCATTTAATGGAGTATTTGGTTTGCAATGCCACAACATGAGTTTACACCCAAGGGATTTTGCATGCTTTTCTGAAGCCTTCATTAATCGTAAGCCAAGTCGTCCGCCTCTGAATTCCTTTTTGATAAACAAAACGTCATTCTGGCAGTACTTCAAGTCGGCATAATGAAAATGGTTGGCAACAAAATTAATAGAGTAACCAATAACTTCATCATCCTGCGTAGCTACATGTATGAACAATGCCCCTGCTTTTTCAACGGCATAGTACTGAGGCCAGTTTGGTTTTAACACCATGATCTCTTTGTTACGAGCAATCTCTTCGTAGTGCTCTTGGAACAAGGAGTCTGTTATGCCCTCGATGTCAGCTAACATGCAGAGTCTGATGTCGGTTTTTGGTCCTCTATTTTTTTCAAGAGTACATGCATCGCTGGCTGTTACGGTCACACTGGGCATAAAGGATATTCAGTAACACAATCAAATATTATATGTACTCTGTCAGTCATGCCAACATTGTCCGCTGTATGTAGCTTCTTATGGTTAAACCACCAAACCTCTCCCTCCTTAAACTTTTGCTCTTGATCTCCGCAAGTTTGGCTACACCATTGATTACTTTGCAACACTAAATGAAACCTTTGGTAGTGATCTGCATATGTTCCTTGGTCATTATGCTTAGTCACATGACCGCTAGGTTTTAAATTAACAATAAGAAGTCTACCCATATCTTTTACTTCCAATTGCTCTAATATTGGTCGCATTAATGGTACTAATGCAGGCTTTAAATATTCCATGCAGGGATAATCATACGAGCCTGTGTCCCATAAAACGTAGTAAGCACTCATCTTCAATGGACCTCTCACATATATGGACTCGGTATCTTTATGTGGTGAGTTAGTACACTTTTGCCTTGCCTCTATCTCCTTCCACAACTCAGGCTTGGCATCTAATAGTTGAAGCAATGGCTCTACCTCTAGCCCTTCTGCTATACGAACAAAATTAGACTCTTGTGTATGGGTCATATTCCTCCTTCTTCGTGGCTGCTTCACGCCTTTTGATGTAGATGTCTTCTGGAATCTTCTTGGCTACTGGCAACGCAAAGGTTAGTGCTAATGCATCAGCTAAGTCTGGCGATCCTGCACCCTGCAATCTCTTCTTGATCTGGTCCTTGCTTTCCAATACTCGCCTACCAACATTGTCATACCAATAGATCGGTGTTGCTAGTTCTTGCTTGAGTGCTGTGTCATTTGGAATTGCTCCACCTTCTTCTATCCATTGCTTCATTAACCACCACATCTCAGTCCTACGGTTGGTGAATAACTCTGGCTTCGTTGCCTTCCCACCGAATGGAATCTCGATGATGTCATACCCCAATTGTCTGAGCCTATCGATCACTCCTGACCCTGCACCTGCATCACAAAACACAGCATCAGGGTCATGTTCCTCGATCAGGTTTGCCACCCTGGATGCCAATTCCATATTGTCGATCCCTCGATAAACAATAGGCTTGAAACCTTGCCTGCCTCTCCTTCTGAATACGACAGATCGATCATCTCCAAAGCGGGCCGGGTCAATCCCCAAGATAAGTGGAGCAAGTTCCACATCTGTCTTTTGATATACACGTTTAGCTGCATCTTCACAGTCTGCTAAAGACAGGAGCTGGTCATCCCCTTGCGCTGAGAAATCACATAAATACTCACGGGAGAAACTGGTCTCACTCATGTCTCGCTTGAGACGCTCAACCTCGCCGGGATGTATCGATTGCGTGTCGTAAACTGTGTACCTAGCTGCCGTCCATCCGTCTTCGTCTAGTCCCTTGTAATACAACTCAGAGAATAAATTAATACCACTCGGTGTTCCTATGAAAATCGCCCAGCCCAGACGGTCACTGAGTGCTGGCTGACATACGTCATCCCACAATTCTGGTTTTATTTGAGCTACCTCATCAATCACACAACCATCCAATCTTAAACCTCTTAAAGCATCACTGTTATCACCACCAAATAAGCGAATGATTGCTCCATTGTGTTTGAACTTCACGCTTAGTTCGCCTTCATTTATATCGATTAGCGAGGATCTTCTTAGTGGTTCGATCTTCTCTTTCAATCTGGCCCAAGCAATCGCCTTAGCCTGTCTCAAGAACGGTGCAATATAAACAAACATGCCCAGCTCTTTCTCTGTCTTCATCGCTTTATCTATAAGCTCCATAATGGCCAATTCCGTCTTGCCTGACCTGCGATGGAGTGCGTAGACACTGAACCTTTGCTTCTTTAAATGACAGTCACGCTGCCAATTGCGTGGGACATAATTCAGGGCAATATTTGGTATCAAATTAGTTCCTCTTCATATGTTGACAGTGGTACTCGATCAAGCCATGCCTCCAGCTCAACATCCGTAATCTCATACCTCAACCACTTGTCCACAAAGTGCTCTGCAATATCCTGTTCAACCTGTGGATCTCTCACTGTGGAACACCTGTCGAGATAGTCAAATTAATATCTCCCTTCGCATCAACCCCGACCTTGTCTCCATATTCCTGCGGAAACCACTTGCTTAAAAGTTTTAACCGTAGGTCACTGCGACTTCTCATCCAATTCACATGAGCATTATCCATCCTGGCATTGTCTCCCTCACCGATGATAGGAGGAGGAGTATCTACAAGGGCAAGAGCTTCCTCTGCAATAGCTCTAGCTCCTAAGAATCTGCTCACATACGTGAAGCGTGACAAAAACTCTTCATCCTTATCTAACCAGCGATACAAAGTTCTGTAAGAAGGCATGCCCTTTTGTCTGCAAAAAGCACGAAGAGTGCCACCATGAGCAACATGTTCTAAAACCTGCTCAACTATTACAGGATCAGGCTTAGAAACAGGTCTACCTATTTTGCTGGATTGTTTTCCAACGGGTTGGATAGCTGACTCTTTTTTCATAGCGGCAGATTTGTGCAATGTAGCCACGGCTAATTCCAAACATGAGGGATAAACAGCCGTAACCAATACCCTCCTCGTGAAGGTCTCTCAAGGCATCAACAATCACTGGAGTAATTTTTGGATTGTGATTTGGGTGGTCTTGAGCGACCCGATAACCTTGGTCATTAACACCAACAACTGTTTTAGGTTTAACTGCTGTTAGTGTCATTTAAGGGAAGTAAATTATTAGAAGAATAAATCATGAACTAAAAGCTAGCAATCCCTTCCAAAGATTAACTCGTGCGCTGAAATATTGATGTTGTTGTCCCAGGCTGTTTCTAAAACTTTCTTTTGCATATTGGTAGGGACTAGGCCGGACTTCTGCCAGCGAGAAATAGATGCAGCATCCCGATGGACTGCACGAGCTAGGGGACGAACACCATTGAACTCTTTAATTAATATTTGAACTGGAGTTTCCATGTATGCATGATGCCATAAATGCAACAAGAAGTAAATGTGTTAAGAAA